CCTATGACGGCACGGATCCGGTAGTTCGCCTGACGTTGCGTGGCACCTTCAACATCAACAACTCGTTGTGGTCGTTCACGTAATTCGCTTCATGCTGCGGCTAGGGACGCGACCCGAACGCCGGCACCTTACCGGTTGCCGCAGCACCACATAAGGCTCAAGAAAGGGTTGAGATGAAAATCGATGAACAGCGGCGCCTCGTGGTGCCGGTCGCGACCGACACAATCACGAAGAAGGTAAAGGGTAAGGACGTCACGGAAAACGTGGTTCGCGTCCATGCTTATCACGTGCCGATCTCTCGGGAAGTCTTCGAGGCCAATTTCCGCGTCCTCGCAGCGACAAAGGCCGCGCTGGCCAGCAAGGGATCGCACTACCTGATGGGCGCCGGCCCGCGGGTGGCAGCGCTCACGCTAAAGGATGAAGGCCTGAAAGACGCCGCAGCACGCGGATCATTCGATGATGAAGGCAAGGTCATTGATGAGGAAACACCCGCCCTTCTAGCAGAAATCAAGCGCCTGACCACGGTGTTGTGCGCTGGGCCGAATGGCTGGGATCTTCTGCCCGTCGACGTCGCAATCCAGCAAGGAAAGATCGACGAAGAGGACTGGGAGGAGGCGACATCGAGTCTTGTTTTTTTTACCTGCAATTACTCGCTGGCGAAGAAGGCCGATCGGGCGAAAGCGGCGGAAGCAATGGCGTCCTTCCTTGGCGGATCGACTACCTCCTCTCCGCCTATGGAGTTCATCGCCTCTTTGCCGAACTCGACGCCGGTCGAACATACGAAAAAACCACACTCCTCGATTCCATCCTGAGTTACATCACGGGCGAGGGATTCGGCGAAGTGTTCGAGCAGTACGATGCGCCGTATAAATCCGCATTGGAATACCGGCAAAGGTATCTGCTGCAAGCCCTAAAGAGATAACGCATGGCCGCGAAAAGCATAATCGACGTCGAGATTAACGACTCGGCGTTTCGAGAGTTTCATGCACTCTTTACCGGGTATCAAAAGAAGCTCGAGGAGATGCCTGATGACTGGAAAAAGGTCATCGACGTCATCGACGACGCCGGCAGTGGAATGGATGATTTCGCCAAGTCGTCCATGCATTCGAAAGACTTTCTGATGATCGCGGCCATCCAGGCGGACGCCATCTCGAAGGCGATGAACCGCGCCACGGGCGTGCAGGACAAGTTCAACATGAAGGCGAAAGACGGCGCGATTCAGGTCGGTCGGATGGCGAAGTTCTCCAAAGACCTGGAGAAATCGATCCTTAGCATGGGCAAGGTTCTGCTCAAGCTCGGAACGGTGAGCGCTGGCGGTATCGGAACTGCGCTTGGCGCGGTCTATGGCGCGACCAGCATGCTTGCCGGTCAGAACCTGCAAGCCCGCGGACTGGGTCTTCGTATCGGCCAGACACAGGCTTTCAACGCCAATTTCGAGAAGTTCGGGCTTGGAGCTTCCGATCTAGGTAATGTCGCCAATGCTCAGGGCGACGTGTCGAAATGGCGGGCATTCATCGCTGCCGGCCTGACGCCGCAACAGATCCAGAACGAGGATGCCGAGCAACTAACGTACGACTTTGCTCGAGCCGCCAGCAGCAAATATCGCCAGTGGCAGCAATCTGGCATGCCGGCCGCGTCGATGGCGCAGGCGTATGGGTTCACCGACTTCCTGTCGAATCAGCAGTTGCGCGCGGGCGCCAGTTACAGCGACCAGCAATGGATTGCGGCACAAAGCAAGACGCTGACTGACGCCAAGGCGAACGAGGTAAATCAGGGAATCGCCGATCAGGCTTCGGATGTCAAGGCGGCGCTTCAGTCTGACTGGGCGAAGGTGCTCAATACGTTTAACGAGCAACTGGCAAATGCATCTCCCGAATTGAAGGCAATGGGCGATGCCGCGTCGGCGGCGGCAGTGAATTTGCTGAAGGTCGCAGGTCCTGAGGCGAAGAAGGTACTGGCAGCTATCGAAGGCCCTCCCGTCTCGCGCGAACAAGCGGCTCAGCAAGGTGGCGTTGTTGGCGGTCTTGCGACTGCAGGGTACTGGATGCGCGATAAGTGGGCCGCCCTCACTAATTCGCATCTTGTCACGCCAACGGATTCTCTTCCGTCGATTATCGACGCCCAATATTCAATTGAGTCCAGCCGCGGAAGAAATTTGCTATCGCCAAAAGGTGCGATGGGGCCGATGCAGTTCATGCCAGACACATGGAAGGAGTGGGGTCGCGGCAATGTGAACAACTTGCAGGATTCGCAGGATGCAGCACGCCGGTATGACTCGTTTCTGTTGAAGCGGTACAGCGGCGACGTCCGCAAGGCTCTCGCCGCCTATAACTGGGGCATGGGGAATCTGGACAAGGACATTGCTGCGAATGGCGCGAACTGGGAATCGCATGCTCCTCGTGAGACCCAGGATTACATCAAGAAGATCATGACCCTGATGGCAAGGCAAGGCCAAAACGTCAACATCAATATCACCAACTCGACGGCGGCGAACGTGGCAACGTCGATGAACGCGGCTCCTCATTGACATGGCATTCATTTCCGACGCAGCGAGGACCAGTTACGATTTAGCGTTCCAGGTATCGCCAATCATCCTGGTTGGCGGGATAGCGTCGAATACGCTCGGCGGGATGTTGCCGATTATCGCGTTGACCGGGCAACTTGCCGCTTTCGCGCAAGGCACCTTGTCCAGTGGCGGACTGAGCGCGGACAATTTCTTCGCCCGTTTCGTTCCGGTTCCCGGTTCGACGCTGATTAACCAGCAGGTTGCGACGTATCCGTTTGCAAACCAGCAGGTGGCCGCGAATGCGACGATTCAGCAGCCTCTGAATATATCGCTCCGGATGATAGCGCCCGTTAAAGACACGGCGGGCTATCTGACGAAACTCGCGTTATGGACTGCGCTGCAGAGTTCGCTGGTGGCCCACAACGCAGCGGGCGGCACGTACACGATCGCCACCCCTGCGTTCATCTACCCGAACTGTCTTCTGACGCAAATGACGGACGCGACGGGTGGCGTGACGAAGCAGCAGCAGATCGAGTTCCAGTTGGACTTTATCCAGCCACTGGTGACGCAGCAGCAGGCTACCTCGGCCTTCAATTCGCTCATGAGCAAGCTGAACAGCGGCGCCCAGATTTCAGGGGCGACGCCTCCCGCTGGTTCTTCGTTCTGGTCTAACACCGCAACTGCGGTGGGCTCCGCTGCGCAGAACGCGGTTCAGAACATCAGCGGACTGACTGGCGTGGTCAACCAATATTTGTCGAGTCCGCTGTGACGCTCATTCCATTCACTCCATCGAACGCCTCGACGCCGCCGTTCTCGACGTCTGTAACGCTCGACGGCGCCAGTTATGTGGCGAACGTAGCTTGGAATTTCTATGGCCAGCGCTACTACATGACGATCACCGATACCGCCGGCAATGTCGTCTGGACCGGCGCGATGGTCGGCTCGCCGAATGGATTTGACATCCTGCTCGCGCCCGGAATTTTCAATCAGTCGACGATCCTGTTCCGCGAGGATACGGGGAACATTGAAGTCAATCCCTGATGCGATACTACGAACTCACCCTCACTCCGCAAGGTGCGACCAAGCCGGTGCGGACGTGGGGTTCGCATCCGAATGGGATCATCGATCCCGGCGCCTTGCAGATCGAATACGATGCGCTGATCGGACCGTATGGAACCCCGACTGGCGCGTCGACAGTAACGCTCCGCGGTATCGCGCTACAAGATCTGACGCAGCCGCAGCAATTCGCCGGGATGACGCTCGAGCTAAAGTCGGGCATGCGCGCCGGGCTCCCATTGGTTAATCCGGCTCAGGCCGGCACGATCCTGAAGGGGCAAGTGTTCCAGGCGTTTGGCAACTGGGAGGGCGTCAATCAGACGCTGGACTTTGTAGTTTTGCCTGGGGGCTACACGCTGGATAACCCCGGCAACTTCGTTCTGAACTGGCGCGCAGGAACAACTTTGTCGGATGCCCTGCTCCAGACGCTCGATGTCGCATATCCAGATACACCTCTCTCGATTAACATCAGCTCGGAGTTCGTGCAGGCTCACGACGAGATAGGCGTCTACGACACGCTAGATCAGTTGGCGCAAGTCGTGGGCGATATCACAGACAGCGTTCCCTTTAGCAACCGGGTAACCATCGGGATTCAGGCTGGCAAGATCGTTGTCTTCGATACGACCTTTTCTCCCTCGCCGATTCAACTTGTCTTCACGGAATTCGTGGGCCAGCCGACGTGGATCAATGTCAACACGATCCAGGTTAAGTTGGTAACGCGCGCCGATCTGCAAATGGGCTCAATTGTCCGGATGCCGCAGGGCCTGCAAAACCTGCCTGGCTTCGTCACTACTACGCAATCCGCGTACCCTTCGAGCATCAAGTATCAAACGACGTTCCAGAACAATTTCATCGTCAAGGAATTGCGACAGGTCGGTAATTTCCGCGCTGCCGACGCGACGCAATGGGTGACGATCGCTAACTGCATCCTGAATCCGAATGGCTGACAACTACGACAAGCTATGGGTGCAGAAGAGCGCGAATCAACTCGCGATGAACCGCGCACAGGCGGCCATCCAGAAACTGGGACGCGCCCTTCCCTGCCATGTGGTCGCGGTGGATGGTGCGATCGTCACCGTGGCGTTTGAAGTCAACGCAGCGCCTCAGTCTTTGCCGAACATCACGATTCCGAAGGCTGAGAGCCCGTGGATACGGATGCCCACACAGGTTGGTGACAAGGGCGTCACAATGCCAGCCGATGCGTATCTCGGCGGCGTATCCGGGCTTGGCGGTGGTGTTGCGACGCTGACGCAGCGGGCGAACCTGACGGCTCTGGTGTTCGTGCCGGTCAGCAATGCCTCATCTGGGCCTATCGATCCGAATGCGGCTCAGGTGCAGGGTCCTAACGGTGCGATTGTCAGGACAACAACTGGAACTACCTCATCGGTCGTAACAAATCAGACCGGAACGACGATCACATTCGGCACGGTATCGCTGACCGTCAACGCCGCGGGAGTCACGGTCACGGTTGGCGGCGAGACGTTCACCTTTGGGCCGACTGGGGCTAACTCTACTCTGCCCATCACAACACCGGATGTCGTGGTGCCGAATGGCAGCGTCAACAGCCACTTCCATGGTGGCGTTCAGACTGGCTTGGGTAATACGGGTGTGATGACGGGCTAGCGCTCGGAATAGGTTCCCTTGAGTCCGCCATACCGATCCTCCCACATGCTGAATTTGTGCATGTAATCGACCGTGCCGTTGCTCCAGTGAACAGTGATGTAACAGTCAATGCGATAGAGGCCGGGGTAATACTCATAGGCCGGCACGCCGACGACCGTGTCTATCGACTTGATCTTGGCGGCGTTCGGACCCAGCTCCAGCAGGTAGGGGATGTTCGTCATCTCCATATCGTGTGCGAGCGGCGCCTGACAGTTCTGCGGTATGCCAGCCGGGAAAGCATTTGCGGTGGACGCCGACAACGCGGCGAGGAAAGCAAGCGTGCGGATCATTTCTTCCTCTTGAGAATAGTTACCCCGAAATCATCGGGTTCGAATCGTGGGCAGACGTCGCACATCTTGTCGACGCCCTCTGCCTGAATCTGGTCGACGATTGATGCTGGATGGTCTCGCTGAGCGCGAAACCACTGCAGCATGTGTCGGCATGGGAAAACATAGGTTCCGCCCTCTGACTTCGCTTCGAAGTGACGGAAATATGGCGCCACATGGTCAAACGATCGATATGGCGCAAGTGGGGAAAATGGATCGTCGATCAGCCTGAAACAGTGCGCCCGGTAGTCTCGAGACGAGCACGAGTCAGCGAAGCACTTCAGGACGGATTCAAGCAGAAAAGCGGGCTCCATCTCGCCGATGACCATCCGTCCTTGCGCATAGAAGTGCGTTCCCTTCCATCCGCGGACGTAGCTAATCAGGTCCATCGCCTGAGTCGCGCCCTCAAACGTAGGTACGAAGCCGGCAACAAACACCTTCAGCGATTCCAGATCGCGCTCCGCGAATAGGCTCGCCTTGCTCGCGACGTTAAAAGCCATCGGAAAAACATCCGATCGGCTATTCAGGAATAGCACCAAAACCAGGTAATCGCGAGATAGCCGCGAGAGATTGTCGTGCGTGAAAAAGCTCGGCGGGTAGATATCAGACATAGGTCACGTAAATGCGAACTTGGGGCAGGGAATACAACGAGGACGGCACCTATCAATGGGTGAAAGTCCTCCCCGATTCAAATGGGTTCGAAGACAACATCTGGCTGACTACTTTGGTTCAGGCTCTAAAACTGAATCTTGGAGAGAGCCCGTTCTACGCGAACCTCGGCATTCCGCAGTATCAGACCATTATGACGCAGGTCTTCCCGGATTTTTACACCAGCCAGATACAACAATATTTCGCGCCACGGTTCGCCTCTCTAACGATTGTTCGAGTTCCCGCATCATTTCCGCCCGTTTATCAAGTCAACGCTGTTTGCCATAGCGGCGCCATCATTAATCAGACCATCGCGACATGACCATTTCTCCCACGTCCATTCCGTTGGTCATGACGGCCGCTGGACCGAGCACGACGCCTCCGTCGACGCTGTACACGAACCTCATCAATTATGTCGCGGCGCAATCACCGGGTTACACGGTCCTTCCAAGCGGCCTCATTGATGACATCAGCGGAACCGACGTCGGCGCTCTGGTTGCGATCGATCAGGCCCGCGTGGATGCTGTTAACTCGGTTACGCCATATGGCGCAAACGCATTCCTGCTCGCGCAACTGGGCGCGCAATTCGGCATTCCCCAAGGGGTTGGCGCAAACGGCAGCGTGTTTGTCCAGTTCTCCGGGCCGGCTGGTTACGTCTTCCAACCTGGATTTCTGGTATCGGATGGCACGAATCAGTATGCACTTCAGGATGGCGGCGTTATTCAGACAGGCGGAACGAGCCCGCTTCTGTTCGCTGTAGCGACCAGCAGCGGAACGTTCGCTATCCCGGCGAATACTGTAACGCAGCTTGTCACTTCTGTTCCAAGTGCATATGCCGTCACGGTCAACAACCCGGAAGCCGGCACGCCCGCCACGTCGACCGAAAGCGTCCAAGATTACAGGTCGCGCGTTCTTCTGGCGGGACAAACGACATCGACTGGCACGCCCGCATATTTGAAGACGTTGCTTTACAAAATCACCGGCGTTCAGCAGCGTCTGGTGTCGATCAATCAGTTGGGCGGCGGATGGCAAGTGGTGTGCGGCGGTGGCGATGCCTTTTCCGTGGCTAATGCCATCCTGCAAGGCGTTCCTGATATTGCAGCGCTTCAGGGTTCACAACTCGCTATCGCGGGTATGACGGCGGCTAATCCAGTTGTCATCACTACGAATCTGAACCACGGCTATCAGATCGGGCAGACGGTCACGGTATCGGGTGCAACGCCAGGCGCGTACAACCTTACCTACACGGTTGCATCGGCCACCGCGACGACGATTACGACGACAACCAACGGAACGGGTTTTGGTACTTACACGAGTGGCGCCAAGCTCACGCCAAATCCGCGAAATGTTGCGGTCTCGCTGTTCCAGAATCCTGACACGTACTCGATCACGTTCGTCAACCCGCCTCAGCAAATTGTGACGGTTGCTGTTACGTGGAATACGACTTTGCCGAGCTTTACCGCCGGAACGTCTGTGGCTCAGTTGGCCGCTCCAGCTATCCAGTCGTACATAAATTCCGTGTACGCGGGACAGCCACTTAATCTTCTGGAGATGACGGCAGTATTTCAGAGTGCCGTCATCTCGGTGATTGCGCCACAGAATATAACGACCTTGACGTTTGCTATAACGATAAACGGGGTCACGGCGACACCCGCTGCAGGGACTAGCATAGTCAGCAGCGATCCTGAGAGCTATTTTGCTTGCAGCGCGTCAGGGGTCACCGTCATACAGGGTTGATCTGCATATTTCCATCGATAGCCATATGCGGATTTTTCTCTGCCGTTGCAAACCGCACTGATGCTGTTGTAGCACGCAGTGGGACGACCATTTTCCCTCAACCAAGATACCGCATCTTTCAATAGCTCGAATTGCCTACCGGTTTCCACGCACAAGATAGGGGCCCTCCATCGATGACTGGGACGGCCCAATTTTGCGAGTGACATTTTCAGGCGCGCGGATTCGGATCGCTTCAATCCAAAGGCGGGGCTCTTTTCTCCAGCGTATTTGCCCTTCTTTGCGGCGGATATTTTCCTTCCCCTCGCTTTATGATCGATGTTTGCATTCTTGTAAGCGGAAACCATTTTCGCAATTGATTCCGCAGTGTGCTTCCTGCCAAGCGTGGACTTTTGCGCGATCAGCGACACGTTGTAAAGCATATTTTTCGGAAAAGAATCTATCTGCTCCTGTTCTCGAGTCGTCAGTTGATCCCTTGTCACAAAAGCAATTTTTACAAAGACGAGGGAATTTTCACCGTATTTTTCGTATGCGCGCTGCAATGGCCTGCAATGGTGATTGCCGTAACGCAACTCGCAGCGGTGTTGATCCCATCTTTTACGAATATTTGACGCCTGACCTATATATCGCTTCCCAGATGGGCTGATGATGGCGTATATGCCGCAATTGAAATCCATGGCCAAAATTCATTTGTTGTTAGTCATCCTATTTTACTATAGGCGGACCTTATGCAGATAGAGTCCTTCTCGACTCTGCCGCTCCAGCAGACGATACCCAGCTACCTGTTTCAGGAATATAGCGACGATCAGAATCTTCAGGCGTTCGTGTCTGCGTACAACTCGCTGGCACAGGGCTATTTGGACTGGTTCAACAATAGCCCTCTTGGACTCTATACGTCTCCGAACATCTCCGGTCCATTGCTGGACTGGATTGGTCAGGGCGTCTATGGAATTCAAAGGCCAGTTCTGTCCACGCAGACATCGACCACGCGGGCGGGATATAACGCCGACCCATACAACACAGTTCCATATAACTATCTAAGCAAGACGTCTTCCGGGACGGCGACTCTGGCGTCAGACGACATCTACAAACGGATGATGACTTGGAACCTGTACCGCGGCGACGGTCAGATGTTCTCGATAGGATGGTTGAAGAACCGGGTCAACCGGTTTATCAACGGTGCAGGTGGTCTCGATGCAGCAGTTCTAAACAACCCTCCATCGATCACGGTGTCGGGTAACACGTTCACGATCACGTCGTTCGACGATTCGGTGTTTGACAGCCTTCAATTGCTGATCAACAGCCGTCTCGTCTCGGTACCGTTCCAGTACAACTTCAGCTTCGTCAACGTCAGCTTCCTGAATGATGGTGGCGTGTTGTGGATGACGCAGCCGCTCAACTATCCAACGACTTCCGTTGGTCTTCTCGCTGGAGCGGTTTGGTACAACGGCGGAACCGTTGCTGTTGTGCCTGGCGGATCTGGAGCCGGATCGCCAGTCTTCTTTGGAACTATCGCCGCAGCCGGCCTGCTTGCTCTTGGCGGCGGAGGCCTGCCCACAACAAATCCGCACACTCTAAACCAGCTTTGGAATAACGGCGGCGTCATAAGTATCTCGGCGGGATAAATGACAATTTTCACTTTTTCGAACAACGTTAATACAACGTTGGCGGGCGCAGTATCGACCAGCGCTACAACGATTACGCTTTCGAGCACGCAGCACTTGCCCGCCTCGATCCCTGCCGGTCAGGCTCTCGTCATTACGCTCAATGATGCGGCTACGCGCAACAACTACGAAGTCGTATATGCGACGGCCATTACCGGGGCGACATTGACGGTATTGCGCGGACAAGAGGGAACCTCCGCGCTCGCGTGGCTGGTTGGCGACTATGCGTACAGCCCACCTACCGCTGGTCAAATGGGTGGCATGGGCCAACTAGGCGCGAATAACACGTGGGTGGGCAATAACACTTTCAGCAACCCTGTTACGGTCGCTAATGGCACGGCTTCTGGCCATGCCATTAATAAAGGGCAAGCCGAGTCAGAGTTCGCTCAGATAGCGGGATCAGCAAGCCAGGTATTCAGTGTGGCTAACGCTTCGTCGGCGTCACAAGCCGTTCCATTGGGTCAGGTCCCGGTGCTTTTCCCTAGTTCACTAGCGGTGAATGGATACAAGAAGATCCCGGATTCCAACAGCCCGAGCGGCTATTACATCGAGCAATGGGGCTCGTTCAGTGGCATCACGGCATCCCAGACGCTGACGCTTCCTATCGCATTCCCTAACGCATTTATCCAGGTTAATGCGACAGACGTAGGGTCCAATTGCTTTTCCTATGGCGCCGCCCCAGTCAGTACGTCGCAATTCAACATCTTCATCAGCTCTACGGTTCCGCACTCGGGAACCTGGATCGCGAGAGGTTATTAATGAGCAGATTCGCGCACTTTGATCCGTCTGCGGTGGCACCGGCACCTGTAATTGGCTGGTACGACACAAACTCCCTCGCCTATCCGAATCTTCCCGCTGAATCAGGTCTTGTCGCTGTGACAGATGCGCAGTGGGCGTTGCACTTCTCCAATCCAAGTGGTTGGTTCGTCAAAGATGGAAAGTTGATAGATCTGGAGTAGTCAGTGGAAATTTATGGTTTGCCGCAAGCTCTGACGGGTAATGAAACCGTCACGATTCGTCAAGAACAAAATGGGCAGATCGCGTTATGCACGATGCCCCTTTCGCATCTCTCTGCCTTGTTGACATCCACCGCATGGGCAACTGGATTGCCCACTACAGAACCAGCCACGGCCGGTATTGTCTGGAATAACAGCGGCGTCGTCTCGATATCCTAATATCCAATGAAGAAAATTCTCATTGCGGCACTCATGCTGCCGCTGTCGGCGCTCGCCCAGACTTTTCCGTCGCCCACATTCAGTAGCGTTACCCTTCAGAACCCGCTATCCGCATCGAGCGGCGGAACGGGAGTAGCAAACTCCAGCACAATCACGCTGGGCGGAAACCTGACGACTTCGGGCGCCAATCCGCTGGTGATCACAACGACTGGATCAACGAGCGTCACGCTACCCACTAGCGGCACGCTGTTGAACAGTTCGAGCGGCGCGACTGCGGGCGCAAATAGCAACATTACTTCGCTTTCCGGACTCACCACGCCGTTGTCAGTCCCACAGGGCGGAACTGGCGCCAGTACGTCTACAGGGTCTGGCTCGGTCGTGCTATCGACATCGCCCACGCTTACTGCGCCCGCTCTCGGCACGCCCTCTTCGGCAACATTGACGAACGCGACGGGACTGCCGATTTCGACCGGTGTATCGGGTCTCGGCACGGGCGTCGCAGCGGGTCTGGCAAACGCAGTGACAGGCTCGGGCTCTCCTGTGCTGTCGACTTCTCCGGCTCTTGTCACGCCGGCGCTTGGGACGCCGTCGTCTGCCACGTTGACGAATGCTACCGGCCTCCCGGTTTCTACGGGCATCTCTGGGCTCGGCGCCGGCGTGGCGACGGGGCTGAGTAATGCTGCGACGGGCTCTGGCGGCCCCGTTCTGGCAACTTCGCCGACCATCGCGGGCACGATGACGACGTCCAATCTGCAAGTCAATACGGGAATTTCGGTTGGTCCGACCACCGCCTCTTTGACAAAGGACATCAACGTAAGCCAGGCATTGACGGGCACCACGTCTGCGAATTGCACGACGACTACGCTCATCATGTATCCGTGCGCGAATCTGTTTTATATCTCGGCGGATAATGCAGATGCTTCATCGGCCCCTGGTCCGGTAATGGATGGATGGCAGTTCGCGCATAACTTTGGCGGGTCGTCGATGAATGGCGGCCGTCAGATTATGGATGTGATCGGCCATTTCACGGCGCCATCTAATCCAGCGAATCCGCTGCCCGGCTATGTGGCTATCGCGGGCGAACTTATCACGAATTCCGGCGATAACGGCACGGCACCGGACACCACGAACGGTCGCGGCAGCTTCTTTGCTATGAATCCCGTGGTGGTGGCAAATTCTGGCGCTCAGAATCTGTTTGGCATCGCTGGCGAAGAAGTGAATGTCCAATGCAATGGATGCTCGACGGCGATTCGATACGGAGTGAGCGTTGTTCAGAATGGGGCCAACCAGGGGTCGATACTGGCCAACGATGCCGCATTTCACGTGGGAAGCTTCAACTCGGGTGGTACGTGGCACCAAGCGCTCAACCTAAGTAGCGTCCATGGCGGCCCTCCGCTCGATTCGACTGGCTGCGTGATCTGCACCGATACGACGGGAATCACCATTGGGACCGGTATCGACCTGTCTCACTGGACCATTTCGGGAAACTTGCTCGCAGGACCGAGTGGTTTCCTGATCTCTGGCGCGGGCGCAGTGACGGCCCCTGGCGGCATCGGCACATCTGGCGGACTGACCGTTTCTGCTGGCGGGGCGGGCATTACCGGCGGCCTCAATGTTACGGGCGCAACTAATGTTGCGGCACTCAATGCTGCAGGAAATGATGCGCTGATGTACACGAATGGCAGCGCTCAATCCATTCCTAACAACGCGCTGACGACGGTTACAACGTGGACCAAAGTTACGGATCGGGTCAATGCAAACTTTAATGCCTCAACCGGTGTCTATACCGCGCCAGCAACCGGCTACTATCAGGTCAGCGGTCAGTTGACTTATTCGTCTGCTACCGGTGTTGTGGGGACTCAATATACGGTTGGCATTAATGTGAATGGAACCGTAATCGCAGAGGGCACGATGTTCCAGCAATCAACGTCGGCGACCAGTGTGAGCGTTCCATTCAGTGCCGTTGTATCCCTTTCATCTGGGCAGACTCTGCAGATCCAGGCCTTTCAAAACAGCGGCTCCGCGCGCACCCTAAATTCTTCTGCGGCAATCAACTACCTGTCTATTGATCGAATTCCATAATACATGGATCAATCCGATCGACTCCATGTCGCGAGTTTATCTTTCGGCATGGGGTTGGCTGGAGCTTGATTTATCAATCGATAGCGAAGCCATGCCGAAACACCGGCGTGGATTCGCACATCAAGAATCCCCATCCCGACCCCCGACAGCAGCGCAAAGCCGAGCCCGACAAAGGCGGAGCGTGAATCGATCGTACCGAAGTGCTTCATGCTAAGCGTGAAAACGATCGTCAGCACTGAAGCGTGAATCAGATAGATCCCATATGAGTAGTCACCGGCCCGGTTCAGCAGACGGGCAGCGGTATGCTTTGGCGTATCTGATCCGACTGTCAGTGTCGAGAGCAGGATTCCGATGCAGCAAACCGCGAAAACGTAGTACTCGTGCTGCGCAAATGCAGGAATGTGTTCAAGGAACGGCCACGCGATCACCAGCACGCCGATGACGCCGAGCATCGCCCAGGCGGTACGCGCCGACAGCACGACGCGCCGATGCACGTAATAGGTCAGAGCGCCGACGATAAAGAACATGTTGAAGAACTGGAAAAAGATCGTCTCCATCGTCGGTGCGATCGCAGTCGGCAGTTGCAGCGTGTGATGCGCTACCAGTACGCCAACCAGCCATACCACGAGGAAGCGCGGGAAAAGACGTTTTGCCTGGCCGATCGTGAACACCGAGCACACCACGTAGAAGAACACTTCGTAGATCAGCGTCCACTCTATGTGCAGCGGATAGGGGATGACGCCAAGCGGTAGCAGCGTGAGCGATTCGGCGAGCTGCGGTTGTGTCACGGTGCCAAGAAATAGAACCTGTGCGCATAGCGATACCGCCACGGCTACGAAGTACGACGGGTATATCCGCGCAAAGCGGCGCACGAGGAAGTTCCGGTATCCAGTTTCGATCAGGTGCGCCATCAGGAAACCGGAGATCGCGAAGAACAGCACTGCTCCAAGACTAAAGACGCCTGTGAAGATCTCGAAAACCGACGTGTGGTTGTTCCCGACGATCCACATGTAGCCGCGCACATGGAACAGGAGCACGCCGAGCGCAGCGATTCCGCGCAGGCTCTGAAGCCCTTCAAGCCTTGTTGTTACCGTCATTTTGACGCCTTTCTGATTTTTCAGCCCGCGAAATTCTACCGCATAGTCTGCGCGGGCTGTTTCGGGGCGAATTATTCTCCAATCTGCGCCTTAACAATGGGCGCAAGAACTGCGGCCTGCCTCTGGGCCTTTATGCTCAACAGATAGTCGTCCGGCAGGAAGCAGTTCCACATGTGAGCCTTCCAGTCCGGCATCGCGAGAATCTCGTTGTACTGATGCACGATCGGCACGTTGTACGCGATGGCGATGTTCTGCATCGTCGTGACGTAGTTCTCGAGATACGGGTGATTGCCGTCACAGACCGGGTTTGGCTCCTCGATGACTGGTACCTTTCCGGCGTTGCGAACGTCCTGAATCCACTGGATCAGCGCGTCTGTGTACGGCCCAAGTGACTGGACCAGATCGTCATTGATCGCGTGGTTATCCAGCACGATGACGGCCTTCGACCCGGCAATTCTCTGCGCGAACGGCGGCCCTCCTCCATCCATGCCGGACATCATATTGACCAGCGAGCTAGCGGTGCCGCCTGATGCGTGATTCGCGATCGTCACGCCCGGAAACGAGGCTCGCAGGAGCGCTTGCGAATCGTTCGGCTCCGTGTTCTGCGTAATGGTCGGCATGCCAAAGCCCATGCTCGTCAATCCCATCATGCTGTCGTCGCCATAGACGTCGACCACGACAGGCGTGACTGGCTTGGCTGGCGTATCCGGATTACCGGGCGGCTCCGAAGCAACAGGCGCTGATGCTGCTGGCGCAGACGCAGCAACCGGAGCTGATGCCTCAGAGGCCGCCGGAATCGAGATAGCGGGAGCGATCGGCTTCGCAGTCGCAGTCGTGACGGGCCTATCGTTGCCGCCACAAGCGGCCAGGCAGACCGCTAGTCCTGCGATGACTCCTCTTCTCCATCCGCCGATAACTCCACCATGGCGCCGACTGTTCGCATGCGGGCCAAGACCCGCTCGATGTCTTCTGGGGTGAGCACCAGTCGAGCCATCGCGAAGAACAGCATGTGCAGTCCCATGTCCCGCTTGTTGTTCTCGTCCGTCGACAGATACCTGCGCCACTGACGTCCGTTTGCAAGTCCGAACAACTCGGCCATCTCGCCGCTGCTCTTGCCCAGCTCGTTCTTCAACCGCTCCAGGTCTTCTGGGGCTGGCGGCTCGTAATTCATTGGCAGTTCCAGTTGCGCAGAGGCGCGCACGAAGAGAGTTCTTCATTTGATGTCGTTCCTTGTCGGAGTGTCGAACCACACGATATGCGCGGCTCATTG